TCCGCCGCGTCCTTTTCGTAAAGCGCAGCGGCATAGCGATAGCCGCCTCCGAAAGCCAGAAGCACCGCAAGCAGTGCGCCCGCGATCTTCAGATAGGTCACAGCCCGGCCTCCTTGAGGCCCACTTCCCACGCATCATCCGTGATCGCTTCAACATCGACGCCGCACTCATGTCGGGCGATCGCCTTCGCGATGTCCAGATAGAGGAGCGGGTCGGCCTCGAAGTTCAGACCTTCATCCGGATCACGGCGGCAGGCCGTCGCGACATGAAGCACATATGAGGCCGTATCGTTTTCATTTTCCGGAGCCCATCGGGTGATGATTTTGCTCACGGTGTCGCATCCTCGCTTCTCTACGTAGGTGCGAAGGGTTTTCAGGAGCGCCCTCACACCAAAGTGCATTTCTGTAAATGTGCAGAAATTCTGATCATCCTGCACCGGAGCAAGTCCGAGCCAGTCTTCCCCGTGCCGGAGATTCCCCGGGTTGTTGTTCCGAATTCCTCGAGCGGTCATAGTCCCTCACTTCAGAGCATCACGCCAAATCTTCACGGCCTTCCCGGCGACGCACGCGACGACGGCAACACCGAAAGCGATGAGGACGACCAGGATGGCCGTCGCCTGCCATGTCAAATCATCTGCAGTCATGAGCTCTCCGATCTTCAAAGCATTTAAAATGTCTCCCATAGGCCCTCGAAACAATTGCCTATAAAAAAGCCGCCCGGTTCGCCTCCGAGCGGCTTTTGCGTATTCTGATTTTCATTTTTGTATGTACTGCATGACTATTGCCGTCACAACGGCGGCAATGATCGGGCTCAGTACTACCTTGAAGAACTCCCACATGCGACGCATCTTCTTTAGTCGCGCCTCCGCAAGTTCGATTTCTATGCGAGTTCGCTCTTCACTTCGAATACGCTCTTCCTCAAACTTGTTCATAAAACCTTCCAGGCGAGCTATGCGCTCTTCAGTGTTCATTGGTACAATCCTCTTGCTAATTCATGTTCGTAAAGAACAAAAAAGCCGCCCGGTTCGCTCCCGAGCGGCTTTTGCTATTTGGTCTTCTTGTCTTTCTCCTCATCATCAAGCCCGATCTGATCGAGCTTGGAGTCCACGGCATTCTCAAGGCGCTTCTCAAGCGACAAGAAAAGTTTCTTGAGGACTGGAGGCAGTGCATCTCCGAAACCCGCCCGCTCGATGTTTTCGACGATCGAGCCGAATTCGCCGCAGGCATAGGCGCAGAGCGTCACGCTTTGAAAAAGTGGCATGTCGTGGAGCACGAACCAGAAGCTCACGTCGATCCCGTGCGCAAGAGTGATGATGAAAAAGGCAAGTCCCTTCTTCGCCATCCCAAAGCTAAGGCGCTTTGAGCTGAAAGTCCCGGTCCGGCAGGCGGCCCATATCCCGGTGAGAAGGTCGGCCGCCATGAAGGCCAGATACCAATAGACCAAGGGGGCAACGCTCTCTAACGTCGCCCCCCAGATCACCCCCAATACCGCACCTATCTTTATCCACGCCGCCTCAGTCCCTACCGGTAGAAGCGAGTGCATTGCGTCACCCGAGCAGGATGCGGCCGTACCAGCCGACCGCAAGTCCGACGACGAGAGCAACGACCGAGATCGCGATCCACGCGGCTCTGACCTTGCGGCGCGTCTCGGTATCGAGCTGTGCCTTCTGGTCTTCAAGCCACGCCTGCGCCTTCTGGATCACTTCATCCGTTGCGCCGTTCACGTCGATACCGAGCTCCTTGAGCTTGGCGAGAACTTCTTCCTTAGTCATAATGACCTCATTATTGTTTGAAGGTTTTTAAGGGGTTGCAGTAGCAGGTGAGCTGATGCATCTCTTCTTTCAAGCCATCAAATCTGAAGAGCTTCCATCCCATTGAAATGCGCAGGCACTTCGACGGCAGTAAGCTCCACTGCCGGATGACATAGAGGTGCCAGCAGACCAGCTTTTCGCCGTGATAGACGCGTTTAACCCAGTAGCCGGACCTTCCGTAAGGCTGATCCGAGACGCCCTCCTCGCCGAGCATTTCCAGCCGGTCTCCCGGATAGGTCTTCTGTCCGAGCACCGAGATATCGAAGCCGTAGCAGACGTTCCGGAGAAGCCACGCAACCCGTCGTCTGTAGGTGGCCCACGCCGAGACGCCCGGCCAGCGCTCCCAATGGCCTTTGTCGCCATCAAGAGGGTTGTCAGGCGTCTGAAACCACGAAAGCCATGAGGGCAGATAGCCGTCTGACTTCGCGAAGAACGGCAGGATCGGCGCGAGCACCCTCCCGACGACCGCCATGACGAAGCTCAGCGGCAACAGACATATCCATTTCACATAGAGCATCAATTCACCCATAAAAAAAGCCCGCGCATTGGCGGGCCTGAGCAGACAGATAGCAAGAGGGGCCGAACTCCCGAAGAAGAACGACCCCTGCGGCTTAACGCCTCTTGCCGATCAGCCACGCCGCAATAATGACGGCAATGACGAGCCCATCAATATTGATGTCGCCCGTCACCACAACGATGTCGTGTGGCATAATCTGACACGAAGCAAGAGTGAAGGCATGCATAACCACCCCTTGCATCATTGACTCAGCCCGGTGTTAGCGCACTGGGCTTTGTCGCTTCTACACCCCTAGCGGGGGCCTATCCTCCGGCGATACGCCGGGAATTCCTTGCCTCGGCCGTCGGTAGGTGTGGATAGGCAGGAACAGGCTATGCGCCGCGTCCTTGCTTCATGCTGGCGGCGATTATACCTAGCCCCGCATGCTGGGCGGCAGTTGGGTCCGCTCTAGCTCACTCTCATAGCTCGTCCGGCAATGATTGCCATCGAAGAACAAGATCGCATCGATGAGCAAATACGGCCAATTTCGTTTCCCTTCTAGGTGCTGTCGCCATGCGTGCGCAGAGAGGCTCTCATCAGCCCACCCGCCCAGGAGAGCGTTGATGAGCTGATCAAAGGCGATGAGCACCTGCTTCAGATAGCGCCGCATCACTTCGTAGAGAAGTCAACCGGATGGAAGGCGATGACGATCTTTCCCAGCTCCTCTTTCGTCTTCGCCTTTTCAATCGCGTCGCGCAGCTTCCATTTTTCCTGATAGGCTGCCTGTCCGGCCTGAATAATTTCGAGCTGCAGAGCCTTGAGTTGGTCAAGACTGACTTGATGCCCAACGTTGTTGGCGTCCATGAAGATCAGACCGCCCCCGCTCTCCGTGTCCACGAAGGCGGCCGAAGATTCCGCCGCCGTGACTAGGCCGTTCACGTCCTGCATGGCGCGGGAGTCCGAGTCGGCTTCGAAGCCCAGAGAAGACTTTAGTGTCGCGCCGTCCTCATACCAAGACGTAAAGTCAGAGTCGAGGGCCCGCATCTTCTCGGAGCGCGCTTCCTCAACAGTCTGTTCCGGAATCTTTTCGATCGAGCGGGCATTCGTTTCCGGGTCTTGGACCAGGCGATAGGTCGTCGAGTTCTTCGTGAGCTCATCGAAAGCCGTGCGGAGTTTGTGAATTCTTTTCGTCTGTTTGTGATGATCGAGCACGATGCCGACGCATTCCTCGACTGTTTGCGGAATAGCTTCCGCCACCCAGCCATTTTTGTCGGCAGACAGCTTGAAAAAGTGCTTCCCATCGTCTTCGGGGGCGGCGATGTCATAGCAGTCCGCGCCGAGCATCAGCGAGCCCTTCGCGTCGGCTATGCAGGCCACCATGCCATCAAAGTAGCCATCCTCATCGACGTGCGGGATTTCTTTGATCTCATTGGGCTTCATGTCGAAAAACCTCTCTACAAGAAAAATTGCGGCCTTGCGACCGCGTGAAAAGCGTTACACCGTGACAGATAGCCACGGCCTCACCCTTCGGGTTCACCCCTCGGGGGTCAAAAGTTGGTGTCTCCGCATTTCCTACGGAGGCAGGGTTACTGATCTGAGCCTCGGACGATGGCCCGAGGTTTCTCTGATGCAGGCCCGGCAACTGGCCCGCAGAAAGCGGAAGGAGTTAGGGCAGGAGCCGCCCCGTGGATACGTCCTTTCAGACGCCTTCCGCCTGTGGTGCAATCTCAAGCGCGGCAGAATCACCTCCTACATGGATGAAAAGCGCCGCCTTGAGCGTTATGTCATCGCCCCTCTCGGTCGCCGTCAGCTCGACGAAATCACCGCTCCCCTCATCATCGCGACCGTCCGGCACATCGAAGCCGCAGGCCATCAAGCCACACTCAAACGCGTGCTGATGCGAACGCGCGAGATCATGGATTTGGCCGTCTGCGCCGGTTACATCCTTCACAACCCCGTTGCCAGAGTCAGCAGAGTCTTCGCTGCCCCCATCGTCAGACCCATGCCGTCGATCTCATGGCAATCTCTTCCGGACGCGCTGGCAGTAGTCAAGTGCGCTCCAATGCGCACGCAAACCCTCTTTCTTTGGTCCCTCGCTTCCATGCTCCGGCCCGGAGAAACCGCCAAGCTCCGGAAGGCGTGGATCGACGGCGACACCCTCTCCATCCCTGCCGCTGAGATGAAAAATGGATGCCTGCACCGCGTCCCCTTGACCACTTTCATGCGCCTTCTCCTCGCCAAGGAAGCATCCCTCTCCCCGCACCCCAGAAGCTCCTACGTCTTCGCCGGGCGCGATCCCGGCTCCCACATCTCTTCCCAAGCACTCGCCAAGTACCTGCACGGAACCACGCTCGCCGGAAGGCTTGTGGCCCACGGCCTGCGATCAATGGCCCGCTGTTGGATGGCGGACATGGGCACACCCTTCGAAGTCGCCGAAGCCTGCCTCTCTCACGTCTCAGGTTCTCAGGTATCCCGCGCCTATCAAAGGAGCGATTACCTCGACGCGAGACGAGCGGTCATGCGGGCGTGGAGCGACTACCTTGAGCACTGTGCCCGAAGTGCCGGGCTGATGCCTCTGCTTCCCAATGGCCGCAGCGACAACCCTTAGCCATAGCGCTTCCGATCTGTGGGGCTTGGCACAGTGCTGAGGCAACGCGTTCAAGCCCCGAAAACGCCAAATTGAATGGCCGAACATCACAGGCGGACTCATTGCTGGTCTTAACCAGGGTGACGGGACCGACGGGTGTTTCTCGACCAATTCGGCGATGCAGGGTACGTCTCGGTACGGGGGTGGTTCGTTCAATTCTCTTCGGCGAGAGTTTTACGCAAACCTGTCGTCTAGCGTATACGGAGCGACCAGTGTAGTTCAACCAGCGGCACTGGCGACACTAGCCCTCATTAAGACTTGATCAGGACTAAAGCCACCATCGCCGGGGGTTTAACCGTTGAAGATTGGCCATAAAAAGACGAGGATTTCGAAGCACTAAAGTTAAATCCCCGACCTTCATTAGCGTTATTTCCGCTGTGGCTATGCGTCACTGAGGTGTTGTTAGTAAAAGAGCCACTGCTAGTCTCGAACCGCCCATCCCCGTTGTTGCTGAAGTAGCCCTTTATGTTCGGTAACCCCGCTGACTTATAGGTACCGACTTCTGACGTCGAGGTAGTGCCTTCGAGGAAGCGACCGTTCAAATTCGGCAGGCCAAAGGTTGTCGACCCGTTGCCGGCACCGTAGATCGTACCGATAGCCGCGAAAAGGGCCGCGTAGTCGGTTCGGCTCACATTCGCGCCGTTGCAGATGAGCCAGCCGCTCGGGACCGTGCGCCCGGCGTAGTGGATGATCGTGCCGGGCGGAATTAATGCAGATAGATCCGGCCTCCCGGAAACGTTCTCCCAAACGACTGAGTCTGCGACCTTCGCCGAAGCCGCCTTCTCCTGCTTGCCAAGATATGTAGCGTCGTTTTTCCTCTTGAAATGTTTGAGACCCGACGCATCCAAATATCCAGCCATGTCTTTTCCTCTTGAAAAAAACCCGCTAAGGCCGTGAACCTTGCGGGGTTTGCTTTTTTGTGCAATTGATTGGGTGACGCTCAGGCGGCTTTGCCCCCTGAAAACAACCTTGAGAGTGTCATGGTGAATCCTCCGTTTTTAAACGGGGGAGCTTCAACTTAGGCGCTAAACAAGGCATCGATTTCGGAATTACTTAGTGTCGTCATTCCGATGTTCGTTCGAGCCTGCAACTGCTCTTCAGTCGTAAGCGTCTGAGCAACGTACTTCACGCTATTGCTCTGATTCGCTTGTTGCGCGTAATACTTCGCAGAATACTCTGCTGTAGCGCCTTCGCCTTCAACCGGGCCGCCCTCTTTTGAAGCCCAGTCCTTCGCTTTTTGCGCAGAAGCAGACGACTCCGTTGCCTTCGTGCTTGCAGTAGTAGCACTGCCTGCCGCCGCTGTCTTTGAAGTATTAGCCGCAGATGCAGAATTGGCGGCATTTGTCTCAGACGTCTTGGCCGCCGCCGCACTCGATGCCGCCGCGGTCTTCGAAGAGAGCGCAGAGGCTTCAGAGGCGTCCGCCGCTGTTGCGCTAGCCTGCGACTGCTGAGCGTAGTACTTTGCCGAGTAGTCGATCTCAGCTCCATCGGGCAGGTTGTTTTCCGTCACCTTGCCGTCAGTCTTCACCGCCCATGCCTGAGCGAGCTGAGCATTCCACTTGGACGAATAGCCGTCATCGGCGACGGTGTAGTCCGTGCCGCCTTCGGTCTCTACGCCCGTCGTCCATGTCGCCCACCGCTTAGAAAGGTCACTATTGGCCTGTGATTGGGCGGCGGAGGACGCGGAGTTCTGCGCTTGCGTCGTGGCCTCGGTTACCTTTTGGGTCATCACGGCCATGTTCTGATTGATTTCTTCGCGGATGCCGTCCGTGTCGGTCACGGCCTGCCGAGCAATCTTCTTCGCCTCTTCCGCCGTCGCATTCGCCGCGCCGGCCGTGCCCACGGCCTGAGTAGCCGCAGTGCTTGCATTCTGAGCCATCGTCTTCGCGGCATTGGCCGTCGTGACGGCCTGCTGAGCCGTATTAAGCGCAGAATTGGCCGTTGTGACTGCCTGAGAGGCATTATTAGATGCCTCAGTCGCCGCAGTGACGGCATTAGCCGCGTTGCTCTCAGCCTTTTTGATGCGACCATCAAACGAATTGACGGTCGCGGTTAAGGTGTTGACCTTACCAATCGCAGAATTCGCAGTAGAGAGCGCCTCGGCCGCATTTTGCTGAGCCGTATTCGCCGTGTTGAGCGCTTCAGTAGCCTTATTCAACGCCTCGGTCGCGTCGCCCGTAGCCTCGAACATATAGTCGCCGAGGTCATTGATCGCGTCCTCTGTCTGCGTAAGGACAGACTGCCCACTTATTGCTCCGGTCGGCGTTTTGACGTAATGGAAATGAAATTCTTTTGATGCCATGCCTTACTACTCCGGCAGTTTGACAAAATAAGCGAGACGATAGAAAGGCGGACGGTCTAGCGTGAGCGTCTGCGCTTCGGATGAGCTCGTGATTGTGTGCGTATGCCCCTGCCCGCCACCGGTCGAGTTTAGATTCATCGTGTGCGAGTGCGAGCCGCCAGACGACGTTTCCCCGGACCACGTTCTCGAAGCCGCAAAGGACGCGCGAGGAGAGTCGTTTTCTGAGTCGCGGTTGTCGCAGTTGGAATAGTTCCCGTTTTGATAAAAGGCCCCCTCGACATAGCGGATCTTGTGATCGTCCACGGGGATCGCGCCTGTAATCTCCATCGTGCCGCGAGTGTGCGTATGCGCGCCCGCAGTCGATGAACTGCCTGTGTGCGTGTGCGCGGGCATCTGCTCGACCGTAAGCACCGTCTCCCCGACCGTG